ACGCTCAAGAGGTTGCATTAGAGCTAATGGCAACTGCAAAGTGCGGTAACGAATTGGTACGAATGTTAGACTCAGACCTAGATTTCAGGTATGAGATTGGATGTGAAGATATGGATATCTATCCACCAGAAGTTGATGCTGTTATGCGTTATTACAGGTATAGAGAGGATTCCTATGCCTAATAAAAAAGAACCAATATTTAAACGCACAAAAGATGGACGTGCTGTTATTAAGTTTTTAGGTGAAGCCAAAGGCAGAGTTGTTTTAACTACGACAGATAAGCTAGAGACAGGACAATTACTTGCGTATATCCCAAGGTATACAGACACAGAATGGTGGGACGATGTTGTATATAACAAGTCACGAAAACTTTTCGATGGAAAACTAATCTGGTGTTTTGAGAGTAAAAACGACCTAGTTGGTGTGGCTAAGTTCTATGACGCAGTTAATAATTGTACGTTTGATGAAGAAGGAAAGCGTGGTGGTAGTAGGTTTAAATACTATGACTCGTACGATGGAAAGATGCCTGCTTGGGCTTTAAAGGCATACCCACAATTGGAGATATAACAAATGGAACAACGAAGTAAAGAATGGTTTGATGCCAGAAGAGGATTGATAACAGGTTCAATTGCAGGAGCGATACTTGGGTTTGACCCATTCAGAAAGAAAGACGATGCAATGCGACAGATGGTTAGAGATTACTTTGGTGCTGAATCAGAGTTTACAGGTAACGTAGCGACTGAGTATGGAGTTCGGTTTGAAGATACCGCTAGAGCATCGTTTGAAGCAGAGACGATGCTTGATGTTACTGAGTATGGGTTTATCAAAAACGGCATATTTGGCGTATCACCAGATGGGCTTGTTGGCGAAGATAGTGGTATTGAAATTAAATGCCCTTTTAGCAAGCGTAACGACCCAATGCCAGAGTTTAAAGATTGTTTTGAACAACAGCATTATTATGCTCAAGTACAGCTTAGTCTGTATGTTACAGGTCGTAGAAAATGGTATTTCTATCAATGGTCTCCACAAGGAACAAAACTTGAAGTAATTACACCAGATACAGAATGGCAATCGATTATGCTGTGGAGACTTGAAGAGTTTTACGATGAATTTCAGAAGATTATTCACGATGTAGAATTGCATAGCAAGTATCTGGGACAGAGTGTTATTGAGTTTAATGGTGCGAATGACTTAGAGATTGAATACATACAAGCAAAAGAACAGCTAGCAATTGCTAAAGAAAGAATGGATAACGCTAAAGCCGCATTGATACAGTTCGTTGGCGAGGATACAGAAAAAGCAGTTATTGGTAGCCTGAAATTGTCTAAGGTTAAAAAAGAAGGTTCTATTAGCTATTCAAAGGTTGTAAAAGAGTTGTTGCCAGAACAAGACCTTGAGCCATACCGTGGTAAAGAAAGCCAGTATTGGGTGATTAAGTAAAATGTTTACACCTAGACCTTATCAGAAAGAAGCAATAGATAAAGCAATAGATGGTATGAGATATTGCCTTGATGCTTTGCTTTTAGAGTTAGCAACAGGAGCAGGTAAAAGTATTATCGTTGCTAAAATTAGTGAGACTGTATGTGCTAATGGGCGTAACAAGGTGTTGTGCCTTGCTCCATCTAAAGAACTAACAGAGCAGAATTATGAAAAGTACACTGCAACAGGGGCAAAAGCTTCGTTTTATTCTGCTTCTATCGCTAAGAGCCTAAAGCACGATGTTATTTTCGGTACTCCATTAACTGTCAAGAACGGATTGGATAAGGTTAAGAAGCTAAATATAGCGGCTGTAATACTAGACGAAGCACACATGATTACACCAACTATTAAAGAGATAATCAGTGTGTTAAAAGCGGCAAACCCTCAGTTGCGTATTCTTGGAATGACTGCGACTCCGTACCGTACTAAAGAGGGATATATTTATGAAGTTGATGAAAATGATGTACAGGTTGAAGAAGCGTTAGAACCTTACTTTAAGAAACTTCTGTATAGAAAGACAGCAGAAGAATTGATTGAGGACAGGTATCTAACAAGACCCATACACGGTGATGAAATAGAGCAGTACGATACGTCAAGCCTTGTTATGAAAGGTGGTAAGTTTGACTCTAAAAGTGTTGATAAAGCGTTTCTAGGACACGGACGAAAAACAAGTAAGATTGTTGAAGAAATCATTTCCAAGTCTTCTAACAGAAATGGCGTGTTGATTTTTACGGCTAACATAGACCATGCAAAAGAAGTATTAGCTTCTCTCCCACCTGAAATATCAACAATGGTAGATGGTAAAACATCAAAAAACGAACGAAAACAAATACTAAGAGACTTTAAGGATATGAAATTAAAGTATCTTGTAAATGTATCTGTACTGACAACGGGTTTTGATGCACCACACGTGGATGTAGTGGCTGTATTGAGAGCAACAGAGTCAGCAGGGTTGTTTCAGCAGATAATTGGGCGTGGAACACGACTGTATGAAGGTAAAACAAATTTTCTAGTATTGGATTATGCTGAGAATATA